TTCAAAGCAGGAACGTCGCAAGATGTGGAGCGATGAATGGACACAAAGTGCGCTGCCGAAGGTTCCGGAAATTCCGGGATGGCATCTTTGCTGGTTATCAACCACCAACGGCTACGACAGTATTGATAAGCGGATGCGACTGGGGTATGTTCCCGTGAGAGCGGATGAGTTACCCGGGTTCGACAATTACCGCGTAAAGGCTGGCGAAGACATTGGTTTTATCGCGTGCAATGAGATGCGCCTGTACAAGCTTCCAATGGAGGTTTATCAGGAGGTCATGACTCAAATGCACCATGACGCGCCCAATGAGGAGTCTGACAAAGTTCAGGTCCAAGTTGAGCAGCTTCAAGGAAACCGCGATAGCTCAGGCAGAAGTCTGGGAAGTGTTGAAGGCGAAGGCTTTGGCAATTTGAACCGAAACGTCCAAACTCCCGTATTCCACGGGTGAGGACTTAACAAAGGAGTTAATTATGAGTGCAACCTCTGCTCCGTTCGGCCTGCGTCCTTCGTTCCACCCATCGGGTCTGGATCGCGCTGTGGCGCTTGCTGGCGGTATTGCCTCCGGTTATTCAACCGGAATTTTGAAGGGCCAACCTGTGGCCCTTGATACGTCTGGAAACATCATTGCTGCTACTGCTGGCAGCGCCTTCCAAGGTGCTTTTGCTGGTCATGAGTATACTGATACTACGGGCCGTCGTCTGGTCAGCAATCAGTGGGTGGCCAACACCGCCTACCAAACTGGCTCTGAAGTGACCTACTACTACTCTGACCCGAATATCGTGTACGACATTCAGGCTAACGGTAGCCTAGCGCAAACCTCAATCGGCGATCAAGCCAACTTTGCAAGCATTACTGCTGGTTCCACGACCACAGGCTTGTCACAGTGCATGATCTCAACCTCACTGGTGGGTTCGGGTAACGTCGGTGATCTGCGGATCATTGGTTTGTATAACGGCGTTGACAACGCTTGGGGCGATGCGTATACAGTGGTTCAGGTGCAAGTCGCCCGTAGCCAGTACGTTGCTACCATTAACGCTATCTAAGGAGCAATAAAATGGCAGCACCAATGCGCAGTACGGACTTTAGAAGTATTGTTGAACCTATCCTCAACGAATGCTTCGACGGAGTCTATGACCAACGTACCGACGAGTGGAGCCGTGTGTTCCGCGAGCAAGACGGTATTCCCCGTAACTACCACGAAGAACCCGTCCTGTACGGTTTTGGCGCGGCTCCCCAGTTGCCTGACGGTACTCCTGTCAGCTATCAACAGGGCGGCGTGCTCTTCTTGCAACGCTATGTGTACAACGTGTATGGCTTGGCCTTCGCGTTGACCAAAGTGTTGGTTGAAGACGGCGACCACATCCGTATCGGTCAGGTTTATGCTCGTCACTTGGCTCAGTCTCTGATCGAGACAAAAGAGACCCTGTGCGCGAACATCTTGAATCGTGCGTTCAACAGCAGCTACCCCGGTGGCGACGGCGTGTCTTTGATTAACACTGCCCACCCCATCGTGAACGGTACTTTCAGCAACCAGTTGACCACTGCGGCCAACCTGTCCCAGACTTCTTTGGAACAGATGTTGATCCAGATCCGTCAAGCTGTTGACAACAACGGCAAGAAGATCCGCCTTGTGCCCCGCCAATTGGTGGTGGCCCCCGGCAACGTCTTCCAAGCCGAAGTTCTGCTAAAGAGCGTCCTGCGCTCTGGTACAGCAAACAACGACCTGAACCCTGTCAAGTCAATTGGCTTGTTGGATGAAGGCGCTGCTGTTATCAGCCGCTTAACCAGCCCTACAGCATTCTGGGTACAAACCGACGCTCCCGAGGGCATGAAGCTCTTGATGCGTCGCAAGCTGGAAAAGACCATGGAAGGCGATTTTGAAACCGACTCCATGCGCTACAAGGCTACCGAGCGTTACATCCCCGGGTTCACCGACCCGCGTGCAATGTACGGTACACCCGGCATGTAAAGCCAAGCGGGGCGGGAGTAAAAAACCCGCCCCTTTTTTTAATGTTTGGTCAAACTTTTCAAGGAGCAGACCATGCCTCAATTTTCAGATGATCTTTTTCTGGGTTCCGCCCTTACCGTTCAAGGTATGGACCAGTACCCTGCTGTTTCAACTTTCACTGGCTCAATCGCTACCACCACATTGACCGTCACCGCCTTGCTTTCTGGTGACCCAATTGCTGTGGGTATGTTTATTGACAGCTCAACGTCCCTTACCAATGGAACTTACATTACCGCTTTTGGTACAGGCACAGGTGGTGTAGGAACTTACACCGTAAGCGCCTCGCAAACCGTAGCAAGCGCCACCATCGTTGGTTCTGGTAATGCTTTGTTGCAAAACCCGTCCCCAATGAGCGTAGGTGTTGGCCCTTTAGGTCGTGTTTATATTTGGGACGCCGTACCACAGGCTAAGTTGACAACCAACATTGTTGCCGCTGTTATCACAACTGCCACCACGCTCACGCTGGCCGCAGGTGCTGGTGTTACATCCGCCACAATTCAAGGCGGCGCAACAGGCTTGCAGCTTGACTGCCCTCGTGCGGTTTCTACAACCACAGGTGCTGGTACTCCGACTTCTGTCAACATTACTGTTTCTGGCTACGACTACTACGGTCAAGCCATGAGCGAAGTAATTGCAACAGGAACAGTGGCATCAACAACTGTCAACGGTAAAAAAGCCTTCTACCAGATCTCTAGTGTCACTGCTTCTGGCGGAAGTGTGGTAACTGTTGCGGTAGGTACAACCGACATCTTGGGTGCACCATTGCGCATCACTGATCGAGGTTACGTTACCCGCGCTGGTTGGGACAATACTTTGGCTGAAGATGCTGGCACTATGACTGTTGCCGCCACTGCTACAGCAACCACCACAACTGGTGACGTAAGGGGCACTTACCTGCCCTCATCGGCCTGTGACGGTATCAAACGTCTCGTAATGGGAATCGCCCTGCCTGCAATTGCGGTAGGCCCAAATGCAACCCGTGTTGGCGCTCTCGGCGTCACACAAGCATAAGGAGAACGACATGGGTCAATTTAAACCAATGGTCAAAATGGAGACCACTGAGCCTTCAGTTGAACTGAAGCTCAAAAAAGGCGGCAAGGTGGCCAAGAAGGCTGACGGTGGCATGATGGGTTCGCCCATGAGCGCTGCTGACATCCCTCCTGCGATGCCTGCCCGTGGCGGCATGCCGATGGCTGGCGCTCCCATGAAGCCTTCGCTGGCTATGCGTCGCCGCGCCATGAAGGGCATGCCCGCTGGTGCTGGCCCTGCTGGCCCAATCGGCGGCGCTGCTCAAATGCAGGCCCCTATGGGTATGCCTGCAATGAAAAAAGGCGGCAAGGCTGAAGGCGGCAAGATGGACATGGCGCAAGACAAGGCCATGATCAAAAAGGCTTTCAAGCAGCACGACATGCAAGAGCACAAAGGCGGCAAAGGCACTTCATTGAAGCTCAAAAAGGGCGGCAAGATGGCCACTGGCGGCGTTGTCAATGGCCAAGGCGGCTACAAAAAAGGCGGTGACGTCAAGATGGCCAAAGGTGGGGTTGCTGGCGACGGCATCATCAACACCGAAGACCAAGGCGGCGAATATCGCAACACCAAGATGGACACGGCCAAGCCTGACCATTCACCCGCCAAAACTGGTGGAGTGAAGCTGGGCAATGGCGGTGGCTTTGCTACTGGTGGTGTTGCCAAGTCAAACGGCGGCGGCTACAAAAAAGGCGGCAAGGTCAAAGGCATGATGGACGGCGGCATGATGGGCGAAGGCATGATGGGTGACGCCATGTACAAAAAAGGCGGTTCCACAAAAAAAGCCTACGCGGCGGGCGGAACTGTTAATTCAGGTCGTCCCGTCGCGATGCCTCAAGGTCGCAAGCCCGCCTCCAAGCCCGTAAGAATCAACGAACTCGCTGGTACTTACAAGGCTGGTGGCAAAGTAACGCCCGCACAAGGTCGCTTGCAGAAAATGTCTACCTCTGAGAATGCTCCTGCGTTCCGTGCCGCCAAAATGGACACGAACGAGAAGTATGGTCCAGCCAGCCGTATGAAGCTTGCGGAGGGCGGCACTGTCGACCTCTCAAAAGGTGCTTACGACAAGGCAATGGGGCCTGACGAGGACGATATGGCCATGGCCAAGTCGATCCGTGGCTTCCCCGGCAAGGTGATGGGTAAAGTGAAGAGCGTGGCCAAAGACCTGTTCTCCTCGATGCCCAAAACTGACAGCGTCACAAAGACCAAAGAGTCAGTCACAGTGTCACCCGCTAAAAAGCGTGGTGGAGCTGTGAATTGCTAAAACAAGGTAGGGGCTTCGGCCCCTGCTTTTAATTGGAGATAAATTATGGCTGATGCAGTTGGAAGTCAAACGCTCTTTGATGGTGAGCGCGTTGCAATTATGAAATTTACAAACACCAGTGATGGCACTGGTGAGACCAATGTTGTCAAGGTTAACCCTGCGTCGCTGACCCCTTCGGGTTCTGGCGGTGCTTGCGACCGCGTCACGATTACAAAAGTCACTGCGTTGACGCACGGCATGGAAGTGCAGTTGAAGTGGAAGGCAACTACGCCTGTGGTTATTGAAACGATCCCACAGAACAACTCGTACACGCAAGACTACAGCAAAATTGGCGGATTGACCAACAACGCCAGCACTGGCGTTGACGGGGCTATCACGTTCACCACGCTTGATGCAAGCGCTGGCGACACCTACACGGTGGTGCTAGAGATGGTCAAACACTACGTCAACCCTTTAGGCTGATCATGCCAAGCAAGTCACCAGCTCAACACAAATTGATGACGGCGGTCGCACATAACCCTGCGTTCGCTAAGAAGGTTGGCATCTCTCAAAAGGTTGGTAAGGAATTTACCAAAGCTGATGAGGCAAAGAAAATGAAAGGCGGCGGCTTGTATGAAAATATCAATGCAAAACGTGAAAGAATCGCTGAAGGATCTGGCGAAAAGATGCGCCGAGTTGGCAGCAAGGGTGCTCCAACGGCTCAAGACTTTAAGCAGTCTGCAAAGACCGCCAAAGTAAAATGAGCAAAAAAAAAGTCAATCTTGCTGTTGGTCGCGGTGAAAAATTGTCCGTTGCCAAAGGCGCGGGGCTTACCCAAAAGGGTCGCGACAAGTACAATCGAGAGACTGGTTCGCACCTAAAAGCGCCCCAACCCAAAGGGGGTCCCCGCAAGGACTCGTTTTGCGCTCGGATGTCTGGTGTGGTCGAGCATTCTAAAGGGGACGCACCACGCGCAAAAGCATCGCTGAAGCGGTGGGATTGCCCCGGCTGGTAAGGAACAACGATGGCATATTCTGGCACTACAGGTACGACCGTTGTAACGGTGCAAACGTTAATTGACCACGGCGCACGTCGCTGTGGGAAGTTGGCCGAAGAGCTGACCTCTGAGCAGGTCCTGAGCGCCCGCGAGTCTTTGTTTTTCCTGTTGTCCAATTTGATCAACATTGGCATTCAGTATTGGGCTATCAGCAAAAAAGTCTACGGCTTCACAGCAGACAAAGCAACGTACCTGCTGCCCCTTGGCGGCAACGACGTGCTCAATGCCCTGTACCGCTGGATGAACCGCCCTGACGGCAGCTACACATCATCCGCGGGCGGCACAGTGGCCAATTTGTACGATGGTGATGTAGACACGGTATGCACTCAAACCTCTGCAAATGGAAATTTTGCCATCAACTTTGGCCCATCCAACCCCATTTTTATTGGCTCAATTGGGTTCCTGCCTGCCTCCAGCGGCACTAAATCATTCATCCTCGAATACTCGCTTGACAACGTAACTTGGGCAACCTTGGTCGATCTTGGGGCTATCACGGTGGTTGATAACGAGTGGATCTGGACCGACATTGCCAACGGCCAGACCGTGCCGTACTACCGCATTCGGGCCTACAGCGGGACCACCCTGAGCCTGCGCGAGTTGTATTTCGGTAACAACAGCACAGAGATCACCATGTCGCGCCTGAACCGCGACGACTACACCAACCTGCCTAACAAGAACTTCACGGCCAACCAGCCTTTCCAGTTTTGGTTCAATCGCACGATTCCCCAGAGTGAGATCGTGCTTTGGCCAACGCCCCAGAATGCCTTCTACCAGATGACCATTTGGTACTCACGCCAGATCATGGACGTGGGTGACCTGTACGGAGAGCTGGAGGTCCCACAGCGCTGGTACGAGGCGGTGGTGATGATGCTGTCCCACAGGATGGCCATGGAGCTGCCCGGGGTGGACGCCACGCGTATTCAGTACCTCGAGGGCCAAGCTGACAAGTACCTTGCCATGGCTGAAGAGGAAGAGCGCGACAAGTCGCCCATCTACTTTGCGCCCAACATTTCCGTCTACACGAGGTGACCGATGGCCATCTTTCTGGACACTGAAGGCTACTCTGACATTGCAATTGCGATATGCGACCGCTGCAAGATGAAGCGCCCGCACGCCGTGATGCGCAATGATCCAAACTTCCCCGGCCTCCGCGTGTGCAACGAAGGCTGTGCAGATCAGCTCGACCCCTATCGTTTGCCTGCTCGTAAAACCGAAAGGATAACGATTCGGTTTCCACGTCCTGACCTCCCACTCAACGCTGGCGACAACTATTTGGTCACGGGTGGTGAAACCAACGTGTTCCAGATCTCGACCGAGGGTAATACCCAGACGCCAACCTCGACTGGAAACAAGGACACTATTGCACCGAACCCACCAGACAATACGAGCACATAATGTCCGCACAAGTAACCATACTCCAACTGCCAGCCGCTGGTGCTATCACAGGCACTGAGGCGGTTCCTATTGTCCAAAATGGCGTCACGGTGCAGACGACCACGGCGGCGATCTCCGCATCTCCGTCGCAGCCCTACACCTACCTGACCGTCACCCAGACGCCTCAGTTAGCTAACAGCCGCTACGTTGGCGCGACCAATGGCTTGACAATCACTGACGGCGGCGCTCAGGGCGTCTTCAATATAACGACCACAGGCGCTCTTTTGTCGCTGGTGAACTCTGGTACTGGGTTTCAGGTAAAAACGTCTTCTACGGCCATTACAGGCCGTTCCATCGCCGTTTCTGGCGTGGGCCTGTCAATTTCCAATGGAAGCGGCGTTTCTGGCGACCCTACAATCACTCTAGCTGGCCAAGTCCTGAATCTGGCCAACCTGAGCGCCAACGGCTTGATGGTGATCACCACGGCTGGTGCTCTGTCGGCGACGTCAATCTTGAACGTGGTTGACCAGACTGCCGTGTTCAACGCGGACGGCACGGCTGGCAACCCCACCATTGGTTTGGCGTCCAACCCTATCATCCCCGGCACTGGGTCAATCTTCATCCCCGTGGGAACCACTGGCCAAAGGCCTTCTGGCGCAGACGGGAAGATCCGCTATAACAGCACCGACGGGGCCTACGAGGGCTATTCCACGGGCGCATGGCGTCAATTCTCGCTCTCTGGTGGCGTGACCTTGATCAATACAGGGACTGGGCTTACGGGCGGTCCTATCACAGGCTCAGGCACTATTTCACTTGCCAACACCGCCGTGACCGCTGGGTCCTACGGGTCTTCGACTCAGGTGGGAACTTTCACCGTCAACGCCCAAGGTCAACTGACTGCCGCAGCTAATTTGACAATCACTCCAAGCGGCATCGGAGCGGTGGCGTCTGTATCTGGAACCGCAAACGAAATAACCGCAACGGGAACGTCTGTTGTTGTGCTTTCGCTGCCTGCCGCGCTGACCTTCACTGGCAAGACGGTGACGGGTGGTACGTTCAACGCAACTGCGGTAACCGTTGGTGGTATAGATGTAGTGACATTGTCCGCATCACAGACGTTGACCAATAAGACTTTGACGGCTCCAGTCATTGCGACCATCGTCAACACTGGCACACTGACCCTGCCGACAATCACAGACACCTTGGTAGCTCGTACTACCACCGACACGTTGACCAACAAGTCAATCAGTGGCACAGGTAACACGCTGACCAACATTGGCAATGCGTCGCTGACCAACAGCACGATCTCTGGCGTCTCACTTGGGTCAAACCTGTTTAGCCTGACCATTGGCACTGGCCTTACTGGCACGAGCTACAACGGCTCTGCTGCGGTGACTGTTGCAATTGATTCGACTGTGGCGACCTTGACAGGCACGCAAACGCTGACAAACAAAACCATCAGCGGCGCAAGCAACACGCTTTCCAATATTGGTAACGCCTCGCTGACAAACAGCTCTGTGACTGTTGGTACGACTGCAATCTCGCTTGGCAGCAGCTCATTGACGCTTGGTGGCTTGACCTCTGTTGCAGTCACTCAGGACCCAACAACAGCCCTCCAGCTTGCAACTAAACAGTATGTGGACACCACCGCTGCGGTTGGCTTGACTTTTCACCAGCCTGTGCAGGCGGCAACAACCACGACCCTTGCTACGACGACAGGTGGCACGGTCACTTACAACAACGGCACGGCTGGTGTTGGAGCGACCCTCACATTATCCGTGGCATTGACTGTTCTTGATGGCTATACACTGGCTAACACAAACCGAGTTCTGATCAAGGACGAGGCCAACCAAGCTTACAACGGCGTCTACACATGGGCCACGGGCGGTACGGTGTTGACTCGTGCAACTGACGCAGACACCTACGGCACTGGGGCCAACCAACTTAGCCAGAACGATTACTTCTTCACCCAAAACGGGACCGTCAACAAGAACACTTCTTTTGTTGTAACCACTGTTGGGACCATCACCTTTGGCACGACGGCAATCACGTTTGCTGAATTCAGCTCGTCGCAGGTTTACACAGGGACATCACCAATTGTGATTACTGGTTCGGTCATCTCTTTGACCACTGTTCCTGTTAATCTTGGCGGAACAAATCTGACAAGTTACACGGTTGGCGATACGCTCTACGCAAGTGGCGCAACAACATTGTCTAAACTAGCGCTTGGCACGCAGGGTTATGTGCTGACAGCGGGTGCAACTGGACCCGTTTGGTCTGGCATCTCGGGCGGGACTTTCTAAGGAAAAATTATGGCTGCAACGAACTACACACCAATTCAACTTTACTTTTCGACAACTGCATCTGCCGTGCCTTTGGCGGCAAATCTTGCGCAAGGTGAATTGGCAATTAACATCACCGACGGCAAGCTGTATTACGAGGACAACGCAGGCGTTGTGCAGGTAATTGCAACCAAGGGTGCTGGCACGATTGGCGGCTCAACCACGCAGATCCAGTACAACAACGCAGGGGCGTTGGCTGGTAATGCTGCGATGACGTTCAACAGCGGAACAAGCACAACCACGCTGACCACGCTGAACCTCACCAACGCCCTCGGAGCGACCTATGGCGGTACTGCGCAGTCTGCCTATACCCAAGGTGACGTGCTGTACGCATCAGCCACCAACACGCTGTCCAAACTGGGCATTGGCACTGTCAACTACATCTTGACATCGACTGGAACGGTTCCGCAGTGGGTTGCGCCTACCAGCGTTACGGTCAACACAGCGACCAACCTTGCTGGCGGCGCTGCTGGATCGGTCCCTTACCAGTCTGGCGTGGCCACGACCACCTTCTTGGCCATTGGAGCCGCGAACAGGGTCATGACCTCCTCTGGTACTGCTCCGCAGTGGGTGACGTCCCTGACGGGCCTTACAGGCGTTTCTAGCTCTAGCATCACCAACACCAGCCTGACCTCTGGTCGGGTAGTTATTGCCAGCACTGCTGGCCTTGAGGCTGACTCTGCAAACTTGACTTTTGACGGCACAACTTTATCGTCAACTGGCTACTCGACAACTGGCCTGAGCACCTTAGTCAAAACCGTCACGATCGGCAATAGCAGTTTCAATGGCTCTGCTGTGTTTGCTGCTGCTACGCCTGCCAAGCTGTACATGGGCACGGGTACTGTGACCGATGTCACTTCGGCAATCAGCGCAACCAACGCAATTGGTGCAATCGCCTCCTTGGGCATCACGCCAATTGCCGCGACCAACACCAGCGTCACCTATACCAACGCAGCAACCCTGTACATTGCAGGCGCTCCAAGCGCTGGGACAAACGTCACGCTGACCAACCCGTACTCGCTGTATGTTGCTGCTGGCGCTGCCTACTTTGGCGGCGCTGTAACGGTTGCTGGATCGCTTTCATTGGCAGGTGTAACGGTTACGTCTTTGACCGACTCTGGCCTCACTTCTGGCCGCGTGACTTACGCAACAACTGGCGGTTTGCTGACTGACTCTGCTAACTTGCTGTACAGCGGCACTGACCTGACTGTTTACGGCATCACAGTAGGCCGTGGTGCGGGTGCTGTGTCTACCAACACTGCGGTGGGTTCGGGGGCCTTACAAAGCAACAGCACAGGCTCTGGAAATACGGCGTTTGGTTTAAATTCTTTAGGCTCCGTAACCACTGGAATTCAAAACACTTCTGTTGGGCGTTCTGCTTTGTATTTAAATACTGGGGCAGATAATTCTGCTTTAGGCTACATTGCCATGTACTCCAATACAACGGGTGCGTCAAATACGGCTTTTGGCTCACAAGCCCTTTACTCCAACACCACAGCATCTAACAACACTGCTGTAGGTTATCAAGCTGGGTATACGTCAAATAGTGGTAATGGAGTTGTTGCCGTTGGTACTCAAGCCATGTACAGCAATACCTCTGGTGATGCTACTGCAATGGGTTATCAGGCTTTATATGCAAACACCACTGGCACTGCAAATGCCGCTTTTGGTTATCAAACATTAGATAGCAACACCACTGGTAGCTACAATACAGCACTTGGTGCGGCGGCCCTCCAAGCCAACACCACAGCATCTTACAACACCGCTGTTGGTTACCAAGCTGGATACACAAATACAACTGGACAAGAAAATACGGCTATTGGTTACCAAGCCTTGTATTCAAATTCAACTGGTAATGGTGTGACCGCCGTGGGTCGTGGTGCTTTGCGCTCTAACACGGCATCCAACAATACTGCGTTTGGTGATAATGCACTAAATAGCAACACTACTGGTACTTTAAACACCGCAGTTGGAAATGGTACTTATGGTGGTACTAATGGGGCGCTTGGTTCAAACACAACTGGTAGCAATAATACTGCTGTAGGTTTTGCCGCACTTTTATCAAACACCACTGCAAGCGATAATTCAGCTTTCGGTTTACAGGCTTTGGCAAATAACACTACGGGTACTCAAAATACCGCTATAGGTCGTTCAGCAAGTGACAGCAACACAACGGGTGACTACAACACTTCACTTGGATATGTTGCGCTGCAGTTTACAACAACAGGTTCAAATAATACAGCTATAGGTCTTGGCGCACTTCGAGCCAACACAACAGGCGGAAGCAACACCGCTTTAGGAGTACAGGCTCTTAATGCCAACACCACAGCATCTAACAACACTGCTGTAGGTTATCAGGCAGGTTACTCCGCTACAACTGGTGGCTTAAACGTTTTTATTGGTCGCCTTACTGGTTATGCAACGACAACAGCCTCTTACAACGTCGCTATGGGTTCCCCTGCGTTGTATTCCAATACAACAGGCGCAAACAACGTTGCCCTTGGCGACTCATCGCTCTACTACAACACGACCGGAAACTTTAACGTTGCAGTCGGCAGCGGCGCACTTCAAACCAACACAACATCAGCCAACAACACGGCTGTCGGTTATCAAGCGCTGTTTTATTCAACCACAGGAAGCAACACAGCATTAGGTTTTCAAGCTGGCAATAATGCAACCACCGCATCTCAATTAACTGCAATTGGCTATCAAGCTGGTAAATTTACAACCACTGCAACCTCAGACACTTTTGTCGGTAGCTTGGCTGGTTACTACAACACCACAGGCTCTTCAAACACCTACATGGGTGATAGCGCTGGCAGGGATAACACTACTGGCGGCAATAACGTCGCAATTGGCTCGTACGCTCTGGTGCAAAGTACAACTGGTGGCAGTAACGTAGCAATCGGTGACGGCGCAATCTTTGCAGTCAACACTGGAAGTTTTAATACCGCCATTGGCCGCTTTGCCCTCTACTCCAACACCACAGGCGGCAACAGCACTGCCGTCGGTTATCAAGCGGCTTCTGCAAATACCACTGGTGTAAACATTGTGGCTCTGGGATTTCAGGCTGGTTATAACAACACATCAAATTCAAACGTGTTTATTGGCGCTCAAGCCGGGTTTAGCAAAACCACTGGGGGCAACAATACAGTTATTGGAACAGCCTCTGGCTACTTCATGACAACTGGTACTGGCAATACTTTTGTTGGTACAAACGACACAACAAACGGCTGTGGTTATGCTATGACCACAGGTTCAAAAAATGTCATCATTGGTGGATTTACTGGCAATTCTTACGGCTTTGACTTCCGCACAGCAAGCAACCGCATTGTTTTGTCTGACGGGGATGGTGCGCCTATAACAGTGATTGACGGGTCAAACGGATGTGCTACTGAATATAACTCAACGGGAAGTAATGCTACATCTGCTATTCGTATGTTGACTTCATGGGCTAGTTCAGCCGCTGTCAATTTACTTACGGTTTCCAATCTGGGAACAAACAATTGGACATTCATTAAAGTTCGCATAATGGTTGTTCACGCGGTTGCGTCTGACGCGGCTGAAATTGAATTTGTTGCCAACTATGGTCGACAAGGAAACGCTTCGCCAACTTGGACGCTTGGAACTCCAGTTGTCACATATGCTGTTAACGGGTATTCATACACTGGGACAGTATCGACCAGCGGCGGCACTTTAATTTGGACACCCGGCTTCGCCGGTCAGTACTACAAAGCCATATTTTTCATTGATACCGTTTCAATGGACGGCGCAACAGTCACCTACCTCTTGTAAGGAAAAAAATGACACAATTTAATTGGATTATTCTTGGACTTCCTGCTTACCCACAGCAGGACGGTCAAACGGATGTGGTGTTTCAGGTTAATTGGAAATGCCAAGCAATCGCCGACAATGGAGCCGCAAATGCTTTTGGTTCGGTTGATGTGACATACGCAACTGGCTCTCCGTTTACGCCGTACAACCAACTCACGCAAGAGCAAGTGTGGGGTTGGGTTAACCCACAAATTGACCGCACCGCAATTGAGGCAGACTTGCAAGCGCAAATTGATGCAAGCAACAACCCACCCGTTATTAACCAAACCCTACCGTGGCAACAAGGAGCCTAAACATGACTGACATTGTTCAAAACAAGCCCACCGCCGAAGAGATTGCACGCCACTACAGCGCCGCAATGGACTCAGTGAACCTGATCAACGGCGGCAAGCCTGAGCGCATGGAAGATGCTGACTGGGCCGACACTGTGTCGCGCAACAAAGAGCACCTCAAGATCATGCTGGCCAAAGACTTTTGGACAACTGAAGATCTTGGTCCTTTGCAGGCTGCTGCGGCATAATCTCAAACGGGCAAACCGCTGGCCCTAACAGCGGCAATTACACGGAGAGTATTTCATGCAAAAAATTGCACTTTCAACTGAGCTGGTCAACGCAATCCTGCAATATTTGGGCAATCAGCCTTTTATTCAGGTGCAGCAATTGATCAATGGCATCCAGCAAGAGGCGCAAGCCCAAGCTGCACCCGCAGCCCCTGCTGACGTGACAGTAGTAGAGTAAAGCGGGAATTGCCTCATGGAACAAATTGAAGAGCTTGCCACTGAAACCGACAAGCGTTTAAGTGTTCACGAGGCAATTTGCGCTCAACGATATGAGGGCATACAAGCCCGATTTGATGATGGTTCCAAGCGCATGAACAGGATTGAATACCTCTTGTATGTAGTCATTCTTGCCGTGCTGCTTGGCCCCGGGGTAGCCGCAGACTTTGTCAAAAAATTACTGGGAATTTAAATGAGCGAGGAGAAAATTCAGAACATGGAGGCCAAGGGTCAACTCATTGAGAAGATCACTTTTGCTCTTTTGCCTCTGCTTTTTTCTTGCGTTGTTTACCTCATGAGTGCCTTGTCCAATTTGGCGCACGAGGTCACCATCCTCAACAGCAAAATTTCGCTCGTTGTCACATCGGACAACAAGCAGGCGTCAAACACCGGAGCCGAACTGGCCCGTGAAAAACTGCGCCAAGACCTTGAAAAAGAGATTCAACGCAACCGCGACCAGATTGCTGAAAACCGAATGCACATTGCCATTTTGGAAGAAAAGGTTCCAGTGAACAAGGCAATCAAAACTTTGACTGGAAAGGACTGACATGATTCCAATCGTTGCATCACTACTCGGGACCCTTGCTCAAAACGGCTTGGGTCTTTTGTCATCTGCAATCCAAGCAAAGGGCAAAGAGGTTGTCGAGAACGCCCTTGGAGTCAAGATCTCTGACAACCCAAGTCCCGAAGAGGTCAGCAAGCTGCGCCAGCTTCAGTACGATCACGAAGAGCGCCTGCTTGAGCTAGGCATCGAAAAGGCTCGGTTGGAGCAAGAGGAACTCAAAGCCCTGTTGGCGGCTCAAGCCAGCCAAGACAACAACGTCACTGATCGCTGGAAGGCTGATATGTCTTCCGACTCTTGGCTGTCCAAGAACATCCGTCCAATGGCCCTAATTGCCATTTTTGTGGCGTTCTTTTTGTTCACCATGATGTCAGCCTTCGGGTTTAACGCACAAGAAAGCTATGTAAATTTGCTGGGCCAGTGGGGCCAAATAATCTTCCTCGCGTATTTTGGTGGTAGGACAGTAGAGAAACTGGCGGACATGAGGAGCAAAAAATGAGCCTTAGCCAAGAACAAGCCGCGTTCCTGCTGGACGCCTGCAAACTGGTCCAATACGCCACAGAACAGGGCTGGATGGTCACTGGAGGCGAGTTGGCCCGTACCCCTGAGCAGCAGGCCATTTACGTCAAGACGGGCCGCTCCAAGACCCTGAACAGCATTCATTTAAAGCGCTGCGCTATCGACTTGAATTTTTTCAAGGACGGGAAGATAATCTGGGACAAGGAGCAGATCGCTCCGCTTGGCGCATATTGGGAGTCTTTGCACCCTAAAAACCGCTGGGGTGGCAATTTTAAATCTCTGGTCGATTGCCCGCACTTTGAGCGCAACGTCGGATAACGGAGAACAAAATGACAGTCGCAGCCGTAATGACGTATGACTCGCTGGTCGACGACATCCAGACCTATCTGGAGCGTACCGACCAGCAGACATTGGACAAGATTCCGCAGTTCATTATGCTGGCGGAGCAAATCATTGCGGCTGAGATCAAATTTCTTGGCAACCTGACTGTGGTCACAAGCACCATGGTGGCATCTGCCAATGTCATTCCAAAACCCGCACGCTGGCGCAAGACGGTGTCTATGAACGTGACCGTGTCAGGCAAGCGCCAGCCTGTGCTGCTGCGCACCTACGAGTACATCCGCGAGTATTGGCCAAACCCAACGTCAACGGACGTGCCGCTGTTCTTTTGCGACTACGACTATGAGCATTGGCTGATAGGCCCAACGCCCACGCTGGGCTATAACTACGAGGTGCTGTACTACGAGCGAGTGCAGCCCTTGGACTCATCGAACCAGTCCAACTGGTTCACCCAGTACGCGCCACAAGCGCTGCTGTATGGCACTTTGCTGCAAGCCATGCCGTTCCTCAAGAACGACGAGCGCATGCCTATGTGGCAAAGCAACTACGACAGAATCATTGAAGTCCTGAAGACGGAGAACGTCACTCGTGCCGCTGATCGTCAGGCGATTGTGAGGGATTCATGAGCTTTACCAGTCCATTTACAGGTCAGGTCATTCAACCGACCGACGTCTCTTATCGCGATATAACGCTCTCAGCCGACACGACCCTTTCTTGGCCAATCAACGGCAGCGATACCGACAACGCCGCCGCACGGGTCATGGACGTCACGTCGCTGTCAAGCGGCTTGGTGCTTTCTGGCGTCACCGTTACAGGCACGGCAGGCCAATGCTCCTGCACCGCCACCCCGAGCTTGTTTGTTGGCCAAGCAGTTGTTGTCACTGGAGTTTCCACGGGCACTTCAGGCGGCATCACCACTGGCAACACCTACTACATCATTGTTACCAACGGCACAACAACCTTCACACTGTCGGCCACCTTGGGAGGCGCTGCGGTGGCCACCACGGCTGGTACAACGACTGGCCTGACGTTCACGCTTGACTCATTCACCTTGGACATGCCGCCCGCCAATCAGGCCTCTGTTGGCATTGATGCGCTGTTCCGCAACGTAGGCTCCTACACCTTTACCGTCAGAACTTACACTGGCGGCACGATTGTCACGATTGCCCCGGGCGAAGCCAAGTACATCTACCTCACCACCAACGCCACCACGGCGGGCACATGGGGACTCATAGCCTTTGGAGTTGGCACATCCAACGTAGATGCCGCCACCCTTGCTGGTTTTGGCCTCAAGGCCATTTCCAACACGCTAAATTCAGCAAACGAGGTCAACACCTTTGCGTCCAGCTACACCGCGCTGACCACTGACCGAGCATCAACCTACGTCTGGTCTGGCGGCTCTGGAACACTGACGCTCACCTCTGCTGTAACGTTGGGCAATGACTGGTACATGATGGTCCGCAACGGCGGCACTGGTACTTTGACCATTGCTCCTGCTGGCGGCATTCTGATCAACGGCGCATCAACCATCTCCTTGCAGCCTGCTGACTCTTGCGTGATCTGCTGCTCTGGCTCTGCCTTCTTCACCGTCGGTTTAGGCCGCAGCACTGAGTTCAACTTTACCCAGCTCACCAAGGCTGTGGTGACTGGCAGCTACACCCTGACCGCCTCAGAGGCGGCCAACACAATTCAGAAGTACACCGGGACCCTGACTGGCAACGTCACCATAGTGCTGCCACAAACAATTCAGGTGTACTACATCACCAATCAGACCAACGGCGGCGGACCCGGCTACCAGATTACCTTTACGACAAGCGGAGGAGGAGCCACGGCTACCGTCCCAGCAAGCCAGCAGGTGATCTTGCTGTGCGACTCGGTCAACTTGCTGAACGCCTCAACGATTGCCGCTGGTGCGGTGAACGTGTCTTTGGTGGATGGCACGGTGGGCGCTCCATCGCTTAACTTTGCGACCGAGACGTCAACAGGCATTTACCGCCCCGGCTCGGGCGAGTTTGGTATTGCAATCTTGGGCGTCAAGCTTTTTGGGCTGACCGCGACAGGGCTAAACATCCCGGGCACGGGGAACTTTACTGGGGGTGTTCAGGGCGGGACCTTCTAATGGCTGCCAAGGTTTTCTCCCTCGACACGCAGCCGGGTATCCAGCGCGACGGCACGGTCTTTGACAAGCAGTTCTACAACGACGGCGAGTGGGTCCGTTTTCAGCGTGGCCGTCCTCGCAAGATCGGTGGCTATCGGGTCATTTCTGATCAGCTCACAGGCCCCTCACGCGGGATCTGGGTCAACGCTCAGAACGCCTTTACGTCTATCTTCAGCGGCTACAACAACGGCCTTCAGGTCCTGACCATTGACAACAATGGCGTGGGCGCTGGGGTGGGTAACTTTACCCTGTCTAACTTCACGCAGTCTAATTTGAACCTGTGGCAGATGGACGGCTTCTACGACGTAGCGGGAACGGGTTTGCAATCCTTAATTGCTCACCCGGGGCAAAACCTTGCCTCCATCGGAAACAACAACAACACCCCTGTGTTGATTGGCGACATCACCGCCTTGACCATGAGTCAAATTGGTGTGTTTACTGCCTCTGGCACGACAACAAATTTAAGCGCCACG